ATTTTATTCAGCAACTAATTGAAAATGGTTACGGTGTTGAAAACGATCCAGAAGAAGAAATTGTTGATCGTTGGTTCCGTGACATTGTGTATAATATGCTTGCAGAAGATGGTATGGATACTGATAGAGGTGCCGGTTATATTAATGTTGTTCCAATTTCTAAAGGAAAAAGTGAAGTATCTTAATGGTTGACAAGTTACAAAATATATGTAATAATGTATATTGTAACTAATAATATAGGCAATAATAGATGGCAACTTATGTACTAGTAGACACTGCTAACACATTTTTTAGAGCTCGGCACGTTGTACGTGGCGATATTGATACGAAAGTAGGCATGGCGCTACACATTACACTTAACAGCATTAAAAAGGCTTGGCAAGATTTTAATGCAGATCACGTAGTATTCTGCTTAGAAGGACGCAGTTGGCGTAAGGACTACTATGAGCCTTACAAGCGTAATAGGCAAGAAGCACGTGATGCACTTACTCCACGCGAAGCAGAAGAAGATAAAGTATTTTGGGAAATCTTTGACGAGTTTAAAGACTTTATTGATACAAAGACTAACTGTACTATGATACGTCATCCGCAACTAGAAGCAGATGATTTGATTGCAGGGTGGGTGCAAAATCATCCTAACGACAATCACGTTATTATTTCAACTGACGGTGACTTTGCACAACTAATTGCACCTAATGTAAAACAATATAACGGTGTCAGCAATACTACTATTACACACGAAGGTTACTTTACAGATAAAGGTACACCTGTTGTAGATAAAAAAACTAAAGAAGTTAAGCCTGCGCCTGATCCGCAATGGTTACTATTTGAAAAATGTATGCGAGGTGATACAAGTGACAATGTTTTCTCTGCTTATCCAGGCGTTCGCAAGAAAGGCACAAAGAATAAAGTTGGCTTACTTGAAGCATATGACGATAAGTCCACGAAAGGTTATAACTGGAATAATCTTATGCTACAGCGTTGGGTTGATCATAACGGTTCTGAGCACCGTGTTTTGGACGACTACAACCGCAATGTAACATTATGTGATTTGTCTGCACAACCTGCAGAAATTAGAGAGATAATTAATAACACTATTGCAGAAGTAGAAACTAAGAACATATCGCAAGTTGGTATGCGTCTTATGAAGTTTTGTGCTAAATGGGATATGCAACGTATTGCAGATCAAGCAGCATCTTTTGCAGAACCATTACAAGCGAGGTATTTAAATGACAATTAAAGCAAAACCAGTACTTAAAGATCGTTTTTGGATTGTTGAAGACAACGGAGAAAAAATAGGTACTATGTCGCTTAACGAAGATCGTTATATGTTTGCAAGCCCTATTGAAACATGTTTTTTCGATAACAAACGTCAAATTAAGAAAAAGTTTACTCAATTTATTTGGGGAGACGAAGAAACTAAACCTATTACAGAAGAAAAATATCTTGTACAAGGATATCCTACAAGTGTAAAACCATACAACGAAATGTATGATGTTAAAAGAAAACTGCCGTTGTTTACAAAGTCAGAAAAATCTAAAAGTTTATATTGTGCAGGATATTATGTAATTCGTTTTGACAAAGGTTGGGTTAAAAGTTTTTGCCCTAAACTAATTACTATTGAACGTTACGAAACTCATGGACCTTATAAAACTGAGCTTGAGATGCGTCAGGAGTTAAGTCGTGTCAACAAATGAGCCAATAAACACTATTCCTCTACAGCAGTTCCTTCAGCAAGTTAAAAATGCTGAAGGTTCTAGAGCTAGAGAAATTAAATTAGACATTAATACTGCAAAAAATCTTGCATTTACAATTGGTATTGTTATGAGCAGATTACATGGCGATTTAGAAAAACTAGTAAAAGAAAACAACTCCTCAAACAATGAAACCATCGAAGTAAAATTAGATGGTGGCTCAGGCTGGAAGTAAACTACGTAGATAACTTTAAAAAGAGATAAATATATGCGTATATTATATTAAAGGATACGCATATGAGTAGACCTAAACCGACGGTTATACTAGAATACATAAACAATAAAACTTATAAATCAGAACAGGTTCTAGAAGCAGAAGCTATTTGGGCTGTATTTTATCAAGGAAAACCTTTTAATTTAAAAAGTTCAAATGCTATAACAAACTATCCTGGACCTAAGTATAAAAAAGTTAGTTTTTCAAATCCAGGACACGCACACAATCTAGCCAAAAAACTTAACGAAATGTTCAATTCAACAGAGTTTGAAGTGTTTAAACTCACTGCTGGCGAAAAAGTTGAAGAATGAACTGGAAAGAGACATATACTAAACTTTTTCTTAAAGAATTAGGAAAAGCTGTAGATAATACTAATGTTAAACAGTATATGCCTCTTTGGTGGCAAAACACTAGAAGTAAAAATTCTGGAGGACTTCGCTTAACCGAGGAAGGATACGAAGTCTTAAAAAATATAGAACTTGCTACATACGATATTCCATATCCTAAAGATATGCCTCTTACTACACAAGTTATTATCTTTTTAGATCAATTTATTGATTGTCCTTACTATCTTACAAACAGAAGTATTACAGTAACAAACGAGAAGAAAGCAGTTGAACTAAGTCTTTTTAGTGGTGATTTACGAAAATACGGGCTTGTAAAAGCAATGAAAAGACAAGAAAAATCCTAAGTTATTGATTATTAAGCTAATCTTTTTTATGAAAAAGGTTGACATTTGTTTTAGTGATGCTATACTATATGTATAGTAAGAAATTAAGCACTGATTCACAAGAGGGAATACACTATGGAAACAATCACTCGCACCGTAACGCCTAACAGCGCAAAAGCAAGCATTAAACATGCTATTTCAAAAAAGCGTCCTATCTTCCTTTGGGGACCTCCAGGTATTGGTAAGTCTGACATTGTTCAACAAATTACTGATACACTTCCTAATTCACACCTAATTGACATTCGTTTGTCACTTTGGGAACCTACAGACATCAAAGGTATTCCGTACTTTGATTCAAACATTGGCAAAATGGTTTGGGGTGCGCCTAGCGAACTTCCAGACGAAGAATTTGCAAAACAATACGACAACATTGTTGTATTCTTTGACGAAATGAACTCATCTGCACCTGCTGTACAAGCGGCGGCATATCAGTTGATTCTTAATCGTCGAGTAGGTACTTATAAGTTACCTGACAATGTTGTAATTGTTGCGGCAGGTAACCGCGAAGCTGACAAAGGTGTTACATATCGTATGCCTGCTCCGTTGGCTAACCGTTTTGTTCACTTGGAAATGGCTGTTAGCTTTGATGATTGGTTCCAGTGGGCTGTGGATAATCGTATTCATAACGATGTTGTAGGTTTCCTACAATTTAGTAAAAAAGATTTGTATGATTTTGATCCTAAATCTCCAAGTCGTTCTTTTGCAACGCCACGTAGTTGGTCTTTTGTATCTGAACTATTAGATGACGGATTAGACGAAAATACAACAACAGACTTAGTAAGTGGTGCTGTTGGAGAAGGTTTGGCTGTCAAATTTATGGCTCACCGCAAGGTGGCTGCCGATATGCCTAATCCAACAGATATCCTTACTGGTAAAGTCAAAGAGCTACAAACTAAAGAAATCAGTGCTATGTATTCCTTAACTGTATCTCTTTGCTATGAGCTTAAAGAAGCATCTGATGCAGGTGATAAGAAATTTGACTCTAAAGTCAACAACTTCTTACGCTTTGCAATGGATAATTTTGATGTTGAGCTCGTTGTAATGGGTATCAAACTTGCAATTACACAATATGCATTACCCATTGATCCGGACGAAGTGGAGTGCTTTGACGAGTTCCACGATAAGTACGGAAAGTACATTAAGGCTGCACAAGCTGCTGATTAATGTAAAAAGAACGGGTTCTTTTGAGCCCGTTCTTTATTTTTCTGGTTGACAAACTGAGTAAATATTGCTATAATATATACATAAAGTTAGGAAATGAGAGGCACTGATGGCTGTTTTAGCAAACGCAAAAGATACTGCTAGTAAACTTAAAAACTGGCAACCTGATCCAGATATAACCCCCGAAGCACTTGAGGTAATGCGAGAAGAAGTTTACGACCGCATTATTATTGCACGAGTAGGCTTACTACTTCGTCATCCTTTCTTTGGTAACATGGCTACACGTTTGCGCATTTTAGCAGCAGATGATTGGTTGCCTACAGCCGCAGTAGACGGACGTAATTTATACTATAACACACAATTCTTTAATGCAATGTCAAACAAAGAAATCGAGTTTGTTATTGCACACGAAATTTTACACTGTGTTTACGATCATTTAGAACGTAGAGGTGATCGTATTCCTATGCTATACAATATTGCCGCTGACTATAAAGTAAACAACCTGCTTGTAAGAGATCGCATTGGTGAAAAGCCAAAGATTGTAGATTGTTTCCAAGACTTTAAATATGAAGAATATTCATCAGAAGAAATTTACGAAGAACTGTTTAAAGAAGCAGAAGAGCGTGGCAAAGAATATTTAGAACAACTAGGTGAATTGTTAGACGAACACTTAGATCCAGAATCAGGAGAAGGCGAAGCTGACGGTGATGCAGGCGAAGAAAAAGATTCAAAAGGTAATGCTGTAAGTAAAAAGAAACCTAAATATTCTAAAGAAGAAGTTAAAAAGATTAAAGACGAAATTAAAGAATCTATGATTAATTCTGCGCAAAGTGCAGGTGCAGGAAATGTTCCTGCAGGTGTACAGCGCATGATTAAAGAACTTACAGAACCTAAAATGAATTGGCGTCAGATTTTACGCCAGCAAATTCAATCTACAATTAAAGACGATTATACATTTGCTCGTCCATCACGTAAAGGTTGGCAAAGCGGTGCTATACTTCCTGGTATGAATTTTGCAGAAACTATTGATCTTTGTATTTGTTTAGATATGTCAGGTTCAATTGGCGATGCACAAGGTCGCGACTTCTTAAGTGAAGTTAAAGGTATTATGGAAGAATACAAAGACTACAAAATTAAATTGTGGTGCTTTGATACTGCTGTTTACAACGAAGATGATTTTAGTGCAGACGATGGACGTGATTTATTAGACTACGAAATTATGGGCGGTGGTGGCACTGACTTCATGGTAAATTGGGAATACATGAAAGAAAATGACATTACGCCTAAAAAGTTTATTATGTTTACAGACGGTTATGCTTGGGATAGCTGGGGTGACCCAGACTACTGTGATACAGTGTTTATTATTCACAGCAACCGTGATAAAGGGTTACAAGCGCCATTTGGTGTTACAGCCCATTACGAAGAAGCTGCATGATACTAAACAAAGAACCAAATCCACTTAACGTATTCAAGGCTAGGAGAGTAAATCATCCACTGCCGCATTTTGAATACGTTAATGTTCCTATAAAATACAATCTTGAAGGTAGTCTAGATAAATGGATTGATCGAAATCTAAAGAACAGATATTTTATAGGTAAAAACGTATCTTTAGATAAAAATAATTCGTTATCTAGTGTACTTACAGTTGGATTTGAAGAAAAGAAAGATATGAGTTATTTCATGTTAGCTTGTCCACATTTGAAGTACACATAAATAAAGTGCGCATATATATTACTATAGGAGAAAACAAATATGAGCGATGATAAAAACGCAGCACCAGAAGCAGAAGTAAAAGAAACTACTACAGCATCTGCTCAAGAGCAACAAAGTCCTGATTTAACAGTTCAAGATCTACAAGCTCTTAAGAGTATTATCGATGTTGCTAGTCAGCGTGGTGCATTTAAACCAAATGAAATGATGGCTGTTGGACAAACTTACAATAAACTAGAAGTATTTTTAGCCGCAGTTACTCAACAACAACCTGCACAAGGAGCATAATATGTTGAAACATGTAGGCCGTATGGTCAGAAACAAAAGAAAGGTTGTAGTAGCATATAGAGTTGTCCCAGGAGAAGCAGACAGTGCTATTGTAATTACTACAGAAAATTTAGAAGCTGCGGATCACGATACACTAATGAAAACCGTAGAATCTCCAGCTGGACAAGATGCAGATGAATTTGCACTAGTTATGGCTAGAACTAGATTATCAGATGGAAGTAATATGCTTTCTAGATTCCATACAACTGGAAAGATGGTTAAAGTAAAACAATCTGATATTGAAATGATTCCAAATTCAAACACTACTATTAATCTTGCAGAACTTAATAAAGTTATTGCAGAACAAAAAGGGGTTAGTATCGAAGATTTGGCTATTCAACCAGAAGGCGGCACTGTTGCAACAGTAAAAAAAGAAGATAGTCCTGTAGCAGAAACTGCTGCACCTAGTGACGGTGTATTATCTGATGAAGATTTAGCTGCACAATATAGATCACAAGCAGATTCATTATTTAAAGAAGCAAAACGACTTCGTGAGCAGGCAGAAGAGCTAGTGCCTACTAAAAAGAGAGCCAAATCAGAGAAATCAACAGAAAGTGTCTGAAGCATCTAAACTTCCACCCGAAGTTGTTGATCATTGGCCCGAAATATTCAAAGACGTTGAAATTAAAGCAGTACCACTCGAATATATTCATAGCGTCCATGTTCATTTTCACGATGGAAATATATGGGAAATTGATATGGACAGTCAGGAAGTTTCAGGCAGTGATCAATTAACTGAAATAGAAGATTCGTTAGAAGCATTTTTTGCAGAATACGACGAATCAATATCACATGTCGATTTTCGTTTAAATACCTCAAAAGTAGTTAAAGATGTCAAAGCTAGAACTCAAAAGTTCATGAAAAAGAGAAGATAGAATTAGGTAATCTTAGAAATTTGTATAAATACATATAATAAGATATTCCAGGAGTATAAACATGGCATTACGTCTAAGACGAGGAACAGACGCAGAACGTCAACTAATAACACCATTAGAAGGTGAATTAATCTATACAACAGATACCAAACTACTTTGGATTGGTGACGGAGGTACTGTCGGCGGCAATCTAGTAACAGGCGGCGCAGGCACACCTTTTGCACTTGCAGATGCAACTGATGTTGATACAACCGGAGTACAAGATCAACAAGTATTACAATATAATGCGTTGTCAGGTAACTGGGAACCTGGAATTACTCAACAAGTTACAAGCGAATTAGACGACTTAACAAACGTAGTAGCAGCAAATCCAAACCTTAATGATGTATTATCTTGGGATGGATTAAATTGGACTGCAACTGCAAGTAATGTTACTTTAGACAGTTTAACTGATGTTGTATCTGGACCAGCCGTACTAGGAGACTTTTTAGTATATGACGGTGCTAACTGGATACCACAAAGTAGTGCAGAAGTAGGACTTACAAATCTTACAGCAGATATTAAAGGTAGTGTGTTTGCAGACGATTCTACTTTACTAGTAGATGGTATAAATGGTACTTTGTCAAACGGTTCATTAGTATTTGAAAACAATACTATTTCAGCAGTAATTGATGATAATATTACTATCAAAACAGAAATTTTAGCACAACAGTTTTATGGTGTAGAAAACACTACTGACGGAACATTGTACACTCTAGAAGCATTTAGAGGAACTGAGACATCCCCTGCGGTTGTACAAGCAGGAGATCCTGTTGGTACACTAGCATTTGCAGGATATGACGGAACTTCCACAGTAACACAAGGTGCTATTAACGTATCTATAGATACTGTTACTGGAACCAATCAGTTACCAGGTAAAATGTCTGTTTATTTACACGACTATGATGGAAACTATTTTATAGCTATAGGAGCTGACTCTAGAGGTACTGTTACAGTTCCTACACTTAAAGTAACACCATATGCAGATGCTGCGGCTAGAGATGCAGCAATTCCATCTCCTGAAGCAGGAATGATGGTGTATATCACATCAACAAATAAACATCAAGGATACGATGGTACTACTTGGAACGATTTCTATTAATCCAAATACATAATTATATTAGTAATCCTCTGATATATAATATGTCAGGGGATTTTTTATGAAGGTATTATTAACAGGATCATCAGGATTTATTGGTCAACACTTAACTCCACGTTTAGAAAACGATCACACATTATATCACTTAAAGAGCGATCTATTAGATTTTGACAGTGTTCAACAAGAAGTTGATGCTATTAAACCAGACATCATTGTTCACTTAGCAGCTCGTACAGAAGTTGAAAATAGTTTTTACGAACAAATTACATTTAGTCAAATTAACTATGTAGGCACTGTGAATCTTATCGAAGCTGCAAGCAAAGTTAAGAATTTAAAAAACTTTGTATTTGCCAGCACTATGGAAGTATACGGATGGCAACCTATAAGTGACGAAGTACGTGACAACATTACACCTAAAAAGTTTATAGCATTTGACGAAAATACTACCCCTAATCCAAATGCTCCGTATGCTGTTGCAAAGTACGGTTGTGAAAAGTATCTAGAATATGCACATAGAAGTTTAGGATTACCGTTTACTGCAATACGTCAAACTAATAGTTACGGACGCAAGGACAACGACTTCTTTGTAACAGAACAAATTATTACACAAATGATTAAAAATCCTAATCGTATTGAACTAGGATATGCAGAACCATATCGTAACTTTATCTTTATTGACGATTTATTAGATGCTTGGTGTACAGTTATTAACAACCCTAGCAAAGTAAACAATGGTTATATTTTTACGATCGGTCCTGACAATCCTATTAAGATTAAAGATTATGTTGATATGATTGCCAATAAAATTGGTTGGACAGGTGAAGTTGTTTGGGATACCAAACCAATAAGACCTGGTGAAATTTATTGGCTAAACAGTAACCATAGGTTAATAACTAGTATCACTGGATGGGAACCTAAAGTAAGTTTAAGTGACGGTTTAGATTATACTATAAATGTATGGAAGAATTTATTAGGACAACAACCAATCAATAAGGTTATTCGTCTTAACTAAGTAATTAGACTTTAGTGTTGTATTATTCCACACAACGTTAGACAGATCTAAATACCCAGATTTGTTAATATTACTTTCTATAAAATCTGCTAGAATTTTATTGTTTTCATTTGTCATATGACAGTGTCTTAAATCAATATATTTTTTATAATCTTGGCTTTGTTTTTGTGTTGTATTCCAAGATTCTAACTCTAAATCATATACATGTTTTAAATCTGGATATGCAT